GCGCGGATCGCTGCGGCGCAGGTGACGCGCCGCAGCGACGTCTCGCTGGCTGTCTGCCAGTTGGGGCATGTCGTGCGGATCAGGTCGCTCGCGTCCGCGAGCAATGCGGCGCAGCGTATGGTTTCCGAGTCGGAGAGCGTCCGCCACCGTGCTGAAACGTCGTCAACGGTGGCGAACACGCTGGTGTCGCTCATTGCCAGCCGCCTATCACGCGCCGGTGGAGTCGGCGCCCGCGGCCTTGACGAGCGCGAAACGCTTCTCGTCCACGTACCATGCGTACAGCATCTCCAGCCGGTAGGCGACCTGGTTGTGGCGCTTCAGATCGCCGAGCCCGTCGGGGTCGCCGTAGGAGATGAGTTCGAGCGGCAGGTTCTTCTGGATTCCCCAGTAGATGCCGCCGGTGAAGTCGCCGACGATGGCCTCCACGCCGGTCGCGGTCGCTGCTTCGGGCGCGTTCACGGTCGTGGTGACGCTTGCCTTCGTGCCCTTGAACGCGTTGATCGCGGTGCCGTAGCCGAGCTCGGGGTACAGGGGGTGGCCCTGCTTGTCGCGCGTGGTCGCGAGCTTGAACGCTTCCGGCTTGCTCAACGCGATGCCTGTCACGTCGTAGCCTTCACCGTCGTTGAGGACGAGGCCGATGGCTTTCTCGATGTCCGCGTCCGCGTCACCCGTGTCGGTCACGGTCTTGGTCGTGGACGTCAGGTAGTTCGTCCATCCGGTCATGACCGCGCCGGTAGCCGGGTTGATGCGGTGGAACACGCCGAGGTCGAGTGCGCGGCTCAACGCGGTCGCGCCGGCGTCGGCGATCGTCTGGTAGACGCCGAGCTTGCGGTCTTCGTCGGCCCAGAGCACCTCCTCGTCGAAACGGACGGTGACCTGCGCCTTGTGCGGGACGGCGGTCACGGTGCCGAACTCCACGTCCGCGGGGCTCTTGGCGGCGCCTTCCTCGACGAATTCGGCGCGCGGATGCTTCGTGAAAGTCACGATCTGCGTGTTGCCGAACATGAGCGGCTTGCTGGCGGACAGGGCGGCGACGGCGGAACCCGTCTCGACCTTGTCAATCAGTCCCTGTGCAAGATTCGCAGGCAGGGACAATGCGCCTGTAGTTACGGTTGTTGCCATGATGGCTCCTTACTTGTGTTCGCCGGGTTTAATGCCCGGCATGCTGGTTGACTTTCGCCAGGAAGGCGGCTGCGGACGACGGTTGCGGCGCGTCAGGCTCGCGGGACTGGTCGCCCATGCCAGTGCGACGCTGTCCGGCCTGCACGAACGCCTGGAGTGTCTTCGCGGCCGCGGTGAGCTTGTCCTCGCTGTCCGCGGCGACGATGCTGAGCACGTCGACGGGGATGCCGGTCTCGCCGCTGACTTTGCCGATGGTCTTCTCCCACGCCTGCGCGGCGTTCAGCTTGTCCAGCTGCGCTTGCAGTTGGTCTGCCTTCTCGGCCTTCTCGCGCAGCTGGTCGGCCTGTTCGGCCTTCTCGTGGTTGGCTTTGGCGAGTTTCTCCCACTTGCGGGCCTGCGCCTTCCAATCAATCGTGTCCGGTGCCGGTGTGCCGTGCGGCTCCCCGGTATCGGCAGGCGCCTGTGATGGCGCGTGCTGTGGCGCAGCACCCTGCGCTGGTTCCTGCTGCGTGTTATCGGTGTTGGTGGTGTCGGTGTTGTCAGGCATCCATGCCCCTTCCTTTATCTTGCTGCCCGTGCGGGCGTCCATCCGGTAGCCGTGCGGCACCGGTTTTCGTGGCCGGCCATGGAATCGCACCATGACACGCGTAGAGGAAGTATCGCGGCACATCGATTATGGAATCCGCGCGTAGGACACTAGCCCCGGCCAAAAACACGAAACCCCAGCAGAATCCGCTGGGGTCGGTAAAAGAAAAGCCGCACGCAGGCGGCTCAGGAAAATCAAAACAGCGACTGCGGTTCAGGTTCTGCCGCCGTAACGTGCTTAGACATGCTGGCGACGAGCTGCCGCTCCCTGTCCGACAGCCCCCATACATGCGCCGCAGCACGCTCAGCCGCAGCACGCTCAGCCGCAGCACGCTCAGCCGCCGCACGCTCGGACAGGAGCAGGCCGCCACCGAACACACTCTTACCACTCGCACGCTGCGCATCCAACGCGGCCACCATGACGCACTGGCCTTCGCGAATCTTCAGCGACTGCCCATGCACGCCGATATAACCGAGACGCGCCGCCGTCAGTAGCTCCGGCTGATACGAATACACCGGCACATGTTTCTTGCCGCGCTGCGCCACCTCATCCGCCACTTCCTGCACGTTGTGAGTCAAATCCGGCGCGGTGCGAGCCACGACAGACGGCTCCAGATTCGTGCGGAACCCGGTATTCACTACAGCACCGTTCTCATACGTGACGTTCAGGCACGCGGCGACCGCCGTCGTGCCTGGCAGCATCGCGCTGAACAGGGTCAGGCTCGGGGCGAACAGGAAGAACCGCACGCCCCGAGCCTGGTAGAAGCGCACGATCCGCGCGATGATCGAGAACGGCGGATTGTCCACGACGACGCAGCCATCCGGATACTCCGCGTGTTCGTAATCCGCGCCCGGCCAGAATGGGCGAACAATCGGGACATCATCCGCGATATCATACTCAGCGCGTACCCATGCGAGCACCGCATCATATACTTCAGGCGGCGTATAACAATCGTCGGTGGTCTTCTTCGGCTTGAATTTGTCAACGAATTCTTCATATGACTGAGACTTTGGCATCGATGCTCCAAGCATGAGAAAGCCCCGCCACGACGGACAGGGCACGGTAAAAGAAAAGCCGCCCGCAGGCGGCTTCGATGAACACGGCAGAGAATTATGCCTTGCCTTCGGCGTGGAGGCGCTCGTATTCAGCTTCAAGCTCGCTCTCACTCCATGGGATGCGATTCTTGTTGCGGCGTTGGATCTCGTTGAAAATCCATTCGCATTCCGCCTCCGGTAGGTGTGGCGGATCATCTGGGTCATCACCATCACCGAACTCGATACGCCCATATTGGAGCATGTATGCGTCAAGATCATCGCGACCCGCAGTCATATGCCCGCCTTCCTCACGATTGGCCGTCCGATACGAGTACCGCATGGACCCACCGTTCATAATCCTTATCGATTCCATGATCGATGATTTTGAGTTTAACACCTCGGGGGAGCAGGATCTCGTGCTCTTCCTTGACTTGCGTCACGTTCTGGAGATATGCGCAATGCGTGCCAGGCGGCAGAAGAATACGGATACGCACGCCTTCACCGGGTCGCACGCCAACACCATGCCCGCCAGCATCAAGGCTAGTCGCGAGATAACCGGCGTTCGCCTTGGTGATTCTCCCTCGACGAAGATGGTCGACATCATGCGGGTCACTGATGCCGAAGATTCTCGGATCACCATACCTGTCAACCGTGAACGTCTCGCTTGTGGTGTGGTCGGTCAAGGCCTCGTCAAGCTCCGCCATGGTCTTGCGTGCACCGATGTCGAGCTTCTCGCCTCTATAGATTCTATTCTGAAGCCCCTGGAAGTATACACCGGTCCACTCACGCAACGCGGCAATCTTCTGCTTCACCGTGTATTTCCCGTTCACGCGTTTCCCGAGTTCTTCCAATTCCGCCTCCGACGGTTTGATGATCCCGCCGTCCCAGTCGTCGCCGAAACGTTTCCGTCCCGGCCTGCCGTTCAGCGGCTTCCCTCCGGAGAAGCTGAACGGTGTAGTCTTGTCGGCCACTTTCCCGTCCGACCGCATCTTGGCGAGGATATCGCGATACCCGCTGCCGTCTGGAGCCTGGGCTTTCGCCTGCTGGTAGATCGCGTCCAGCTTGTCGGGATCATACCCGGCGAGCTTTGCTTCGCCCCATGTGGGCACCGGCTCGCAATCGCAATGATTGTGGTACGTGTTGCTGAGCCCACCACCGGCGGCCTCCTCGGAGGTGTAGACGAATCCGCGTCCGGCGAGCATCGTGCAGAACGCGCACGTCACACGTCCGCGCGGCACACGCGCCCATCGCGGCCGTGTCGGGTCGCCCGCGATGTCCGCCATCTGCCGACGCTGCCCAGCATGCGCGGCAAGGCTGCGGAAGAAATCCGCGTAAGCCTGCTGCATGTCGTCGATGCTCATGCCGGCGGTCTTCGGCAGCAAGTCCATGATGGTGACGCCGCTGCGCGCTTTCCCGGCCATGACCTGCCGGTAAGTCAGGCCGTTATAGTCGGTGTTGGCGAAACCTTTCTGCACGTCCCACATGACGCGCGTCCAGTCCTCACGGTCAGGCAACGCATACTCGGGGAATTCCTTTCCTGCCGCCTGCTGCCATGCCTGCCGTTGCACACCGTACCGATTGTCGGCCGCGGTCTGCGCGACCTCGACCAGATTCCGGGCCGCATCGACGATGGCGTTCGAATCCGTCAACGCGAGCGACTTGTCGGGATGGTCGAAGTCGAACAGGTCACCGATGAGCGTGTCAACGTAATCGCTGACCCCCTGCATAGTCTGCTGATAGTCGGCGCGCGACGCGTCCAGTACGGCTTCGAGGCTCTTGCGTTCCTTGGCGGACAGGCTCAGATTGGAAAATCCGGGCATCACCGTCTCCTTTGATCACGCTCACTGATTGGCCACGTCTTCGACCGTCGCGCCGGGTTCGGACTGGGCTGGTTCCGTCGGGTTGACCGACTGTCGGATCGCGTCGAGCGTATTCTGGGCGCGCTGCTTGGACTCCCAAGCCTTCACACTCTGGATCTCGCTCTCACTCAACCCGAGATGCCGACGTCCCACGTCGCTCTTGGCGAGCGCCTCGTCCACGCTGCCGACCTTCGTCAACCAGTCGGCCTTCGCCGCATCACTGCTCACGTTCACCGGCTCCCACACTGGCGTGATGCCGGACAGGTCCACGTCCGACAGGGCCTGATAGCCGCCTTGCATGTAGATAGCGACGCGCATCAGCTGCATCAGTTGACTGGTGAACTCGCGGTTCTGCCGTTCGGCGATGCGGCTCAGCCGTTGTTCGGCGGCGTTGATGGCCTCCACGCTCGTCGGATTCGACAGGCGGATGCCAAGCGCCTCGGCCGGGATGTCCGTCGCGCTGGACACCATCATCGCGATCGTCTCGAGCATCGAGCTATATGGGGTCATGCTCGCCTGCTGGAGCTGCTGGACCGTCGGAACAAGCCCGTCCTCGTCACGGCTGACAGCGTTGAGACTCGTCATCAGGCGGCTCCACTTGCTTCCCTGGAACGCGTCCGGGTCCAAGCCGAGGAACCACACGCGCGGCGCGGCGTAGAAGGCTGCCGCGGTGTCCATCTCGGTCATCGTGCGGAATCCCATGTCCGTTAGCGCCATGAGTGTGCGGCTGATGCGGGAGCGTCCGAACGGCCTGTCGAGCTGCCTGTCGTATGCGATCGGGACGACCGGCGTGACCGGGCATGCCGGGTCACGCCACGTGCATGCGGCACTCCACCCCGTCCCGTCGGCCGTCAACTCCCAGGCGCGGCCGGGGAGCCACAATGTCATCGCGGTCGCCCTGCCGAGCCGGTCGTTCTCGGTGACCGTCAACGCGCACCGGATGCGGTTGCTGCGCCTGTCCCAGACCGCCGCGCTCCAATCAGCGGCGCGAGCGACGACCTGCACGTCATTGGTCTCCGCATCCGGATACACCGTCAAGAAAGCGCACGAATGCTTGTATGCGCTCGTGATGGCCTGCCCCATCATGGGGACGAGCCCGACCCGGTCCGCCAGTTCGACGACGCCGGGATCATCGACGTTGGGGTCGATGTTGAAGCCGGCGAGCACGCTCTTGTCGGCGAGGCTGCTGACCGCCTTGCGCGGCCAGTCCACCGGGCAGGAAGCGTTGGCGCGCAT